CCAAAGACGGACGAGAAGATGTCCTCGTCATCGTCCTCAATGATGTCCTCGACCGTGTACTCGTCGTTCGATGCCAGCTTGCTCCTGACCTCAGTCGGGTCGAGAGCGCCCATGTCAACATAAATCTGCGTGGTCTGGGCCTTCGTCAGCGAGGTCGCCGCCTTCTGCTGGTCGATTGCCGCCTGTTCGCTTTCGCTCATGCTCCACAAGGGCTTGAACTCCAGCTTGTAGTCCGGCTCCTCTGCCAGCTCGCCGGAAGCGACGCCAGCCCGGAAGATGATGTCCAGCAGGTAGCGCAGGTTCTTCTTCAGCATGAGCTTTTGGATGCGCTCAACATAGTTGTAGTAGTTTTCGAGGTCGCTGTCTCCCGTGGCGTTCATGCCGGACGGGGACCGCCCGAACAGAAGGGTCTGCGGGATGTTGGTCAGCGCAGACAGCATATTGCAGGTCGAGTCGATGACATCCTTGACCCCGCTGAACTGGAAGGTCTTGAAGTCGTAGTCCTCGCCCTCGCTGTCTATTGCGATGCTGTTAAGGAGGCCCTTCGCCATGTCGATGACCTCCAAGCGGCGCAGCACTTGGTTCTCACCATCGTCGGTGGCAAGGAGCTGGGACAGGTTCTTCATCTTGTAGATGGCCTGAACGCTGCGCTCCAGCAGTCTCACCGAGTCGCTGTGTGCCGTGGTGGTCTCTCTCAGCGCCCTCTTGATGCGGACATACTCAGGCATCCCCCACATCTGGTAGGTCGAGTTGGAGATTTGCTCCGGCAGGACGCCGTTCTTGAAGACCAGACACCTGCTCTCGTGTACCTTGAAGGAGCCGTACATACTGTTCACATAGTAGAACTCAGGCTCGCCGAACCGTGAGGTCCTGCGAGCCTTGCCCTCTCCGCCGAAGTCCTGCATATACAGGCTGGCGTAGTCCGGCTGCACCACCGCTCTCTCGAATACTCGAAGCTCGTCGATGCTTTTGATGGCCTTCCAGTCCACAGGCTGTTCCAGCCCTCGCCCGTCGTCGATGAGCATGACGATGATTGCGCCGCCGTAAAGCCTCGCCCACTTGATTGCGGTCGCTGCTTTCTCCTCCCACTCCAGCTCGTCCAGAGCGTCCTCGACGAACACATCCAGCTCGTCGTTGTTGATGTTCAGCTCGTAGCCGTGTTTCAACGCTTCCTCAGCCGGGGTGTCGATAATCTTGGAAAACAGCCCGTTGCCTTCGTAGAGGCTCGTGAGCTGCATATCCGGGACGAGAGGCTCTCGCTCGTAGCGGTACGCCTCAGAGTTATCGTGGGATGTCCCGTACTTGTTCAGGACATTGACATATCCGTCGCTGCGGTACGGTCGGACCGCCTTTCCGGGAGATGGAGTCCGACGCCCCTTTGCGGTCTCCGTCTGCTGTGGTTTCTTACTCATGGGGCATCGCCTCCTTTCGATTAGTATTCAATGCGCTTGCTGGACTGGTTCCACACGCCCTGTACGCTCACACCGTCGAGAGACTCGAAGGTGACATAGAACGGGTTGCCATCAATCTCACCGTTGAACACGGCAAGCTCCAGCAGCTCCACTCTTGCGTTCATCTCCTCCATCGAGATGGAAGTAATGAGCGGTCTCACCAGAGACCAGAACAGCGCAAGGTTGCCAGAGCCAATGTATGTCTCGCTCTCGGCGACTGCGTTGTCAACGATTTTCTGGATTTGCTCGTCGGTCGCCTTCCCAACATCGGTCTGTTTGACGTAGCCGCTGAGGTCCGTCTTCGCTTCGCCAATCAGCTCGAAGTTCCCGTTCACCAGCTTGTACTCGCTGTACTGGTTGCCGGACTCACCATCGGACTTCTGCACGAAGTAGATGGTGTTCTGGTCCGCACTGGATGCCGATGGCAAGGAACTCACGATGGCTGCTTTCAGGTGTCCTGCACCTTCCACCGCCTCGCTCAGTTGCGTCTTGGTCGTGAAGTTCGAGTCGTTCTCCAGCTCCGAGGTTTTCACGGGAACGGAGATGTCAACCACCTTGTCCTTTGGAGCCACAGCGGTTCCGTTGCGCTTGATGCTGACAATGACGTTCTCCTCTGCGCTCGCCGGGGCATGAGCTGACTCGACGTGTTCCTCGCAGGTACTCAGAGACTTGTTGATGTCATCGAAGATACCCTCCAGCGTCTCGGTAAGGGCGGCGATTTGTTCCGACGTGTACCCTTTTGACTTCAGCGCAGCGAG